TAGTTCTTATCGCGAAATTAAATTCCGTTACCTTGCCAAGTTAGGCTTCAAGGAGGAAGCCGCTGGTAAAGTGCGGGTATTCGCGATGGTGGATGCGTGAACTCAGTGATGTCTCAAGCCCATTCATGATATGATATTCGGATTGCTCCGACATATCACTATGGATGGTACATTTGACCAGACGAAACCGGTGGAATTTTTAAGATCTCTCCCTGTAAAGGGGAGATGATTTTATTCAATTGATCTATCTGCAGCTACTGACCGATTACCAGTAAGTCTTCAAGTCCCTCTGATGGAAGGACTTTTAAGGCTTGCAGGGCTTAGAAACCCTGCCCTCATGGCTGAGGATTGGAAAAAGTTATTAGTTGACAGAGAGTATCAAGTGAAGATTCCACGTCCAAGGGGATTTGATATTCCCGATGAGATCCCAGAAGCGGTGACCTATTCAGTAGGTCAGCCAATGGGGGCGTTATCGTCTTGGGCTATGTTAGCTATGACTCATCACGCAATAGTTCAATGGGCAGCTCTAAGGGCAAGACGGCATGGTAGAACTGTTCCTATAATGTTCCGTGAGTATGCAATACTCGGGGACGATATAGTAATAGCTAACCGTGCAGTAGCAATAGAATATTTACGTATTTTGGATTTAATCGGTGTTAAAGCCGGGCTCGCTAAGTCTATAATTGCTAAGGGTAAGTTCTACGCAGAATTTGCAAAGAAATTCTTTACACCTACTGGTAGAGCAGATATGCTTCCTCTGAAGGAAGTTATAGCTGTTTACTCTAGTACATTATTAACTTGTGAGTTTGTCCGGATACATAAATTACCTATTGGAGCAATTCTTAGTTTCTTAGGTTATGGATATAAAGCGAAAAATAGAGCAATTACTGCTCAATTTAGAACTTTATCACCTCGCCTTCGAACACTATTAGTCTGATTTAAATCTCCGGTCGGGTGTTATCCAGAAAGTATTAAAGATTGAATTTTGAGTTCATCTTGAAATACAAAATGGGATGTCCCATCGGACTCTATGGCATGATTCTATATTCGTATGTACTTACATAATATCTGCTTTAAATTCTTAAGGCGATATGTGCAAGCTTACACACGTTATGTAGAATCTATTGAGGTTACGGGTACTATCTACTCTATGGATAAGTATCTCTCTTCAACTATGTTGAAGGAGTCTACTCCCGAGATGAGAAAAGTACGAATACCGCTTGCGAAGTCGGGTAAACTAGTTAGGCCTATATCTCAACATCCTCCGTTCTTAACAGAGGTTCTTGTTAGAGACGATGCTATTAACCAATTCGTCACGGAACCTGTTCCATTTAGCGTCCTAATTGCTCCTATAGAGTATAATCTATATGAGTCAACGGGGATTGCGGATGCAACAGCGTTCAACCGTAAATACGGTGTGGTCGATGCGGTTCATACACCGGTTATAGTGCCACCTCAAGTCGTAAGAGATCATGTTCTTATTCAGAGTTTATCTGATATAGGAGCATCCATGAAGTCTGAGGAAGAGAAATCTATCCTTCTTCTTCAATGGCTCTTCGATTTTGATAAAATAGCTAGTTTAATACCTTCTTCGTATTGACCTCAATTTAGAGTTTTAGATAAGACTATTAAAGAATTTGTCCAGGTTGCTGAGTGACATAAAGGTATTTCAGATATCTTTGTAAAGCTCGGTCTTAACCCAAGGTCTAAAGAAACTGACACAATAGGACAGGTGGAAGTACTCCAGGAAGTGCTAGAATCTGTGATTGAAAATAAGCAAGTTCAGGAACCGAGCGTAGAAGAATTAATTCACTCAGAAATGAGGAAATTAAAAGCTTCTAACGTGGAGTTCGACTTTTCAAGACATCCCGTCCCACTTGCTGAGTGGGCGGGTTGACACTGATTAAGATTGTTTAGTGAATACATTATATGCGCCATAGTCTTGGCTAC